TTCTTCAAGTCTTATGGAAACTATAAACAGGAGGATATTATACAAGCAACTACTAACTATGTAAATAGATATAAATATGACAATAAAGCTATGAGGATATTACCTTATTTTATATATAAAGAAATTGATGGAGGTATATCTGATTTGGCTACTGAATTAGAAGGATTGAATGATACTGAAGAAACTAATTTAGCTAACTTTGAAACAGGTACTTTAGTATGAGTTTAAGAGAAGAGATAAAAGATTCTCTTATAAAGTCCAGAGAAGTGATTCTGAGAGGTGGTGTAAATTGTATTCCTTCAAGATTTCTTAGATTCAGGCAGGATTTTCCAGGAATTAGAAAGAAATTTTCATATTTGGTGACAGGGGCAACCAAATCAAGCAAAACCCAGTTCACTAATTATATGTTTGTATTTACTCCGATATTCTATTATCTAGAACATCCTGACCTGATAAAACCTACTATATTTTATTTTCCTTTAGAGGAAACTAAAGAAGAGATTACCTTAAGATTCTATGCTTATGTAATATCTGTATTATCTCAGGGAAAATATGAAATAAGTCCAGAGAATCTTGAAAGTGTTGATGAAAGGAATCCTCTCCCTCAAGAAGTATTGGACATAATGGATTCTCCAGAGTTTATTAGAATTGCAGATACTTATGAGGAATGTGTTCATTTTCAAGAAGATAGGAATCCAACTGGTATCTATAAGGTAATTAAGTCTTATCTTGAAAACAATGGTAAAACCATTAAAGAGAAGAAAACTATTACTTATATAGATGAGATGACTGGTCAAACTAGAACTGAAACTATTGAAGCTTTTAAAGAGTATATACCTAATAATCCTAACGAATACATCATTCCTATTGTAGACCACGTAGGATTACTTCAAGAGGAAAGAGGTATGACTCTTAAGGCTACTATTGAAAAATTATCAGAGTATTTTGTCATTCTCAGAAACAGGTATTCTATAACTCCAGTAATTGTTCAGCAGCAGAATATGGAAACTACTAATCTTGAAGCATTTAAAGCCAATAAGATTAGACCCACAAAGGATGGATTGAAAGATTCGAAAAGAACTGGGGAAGATTGTACAATGCTTATAGGATTAACAAACCCATTTTCATTTGGACTGCCTGAATATATGGGATATAATATCAATGCTTTCAGAGATTCCTTCAGAATGATGGAAATTGTTTTAGCCAGAAAAGGTAAAGCCAATGGATTATGCCCTTTATATTTCAATGGAGCTATCAATAAGTATGAAGAACTTCCATTACCTAATACTGCTGAACTTAATAATATCTATGACTTTATAAAGAGAAAAAATAAACCTACAGTTAATAACATTTTAAGAAGTAAAAACTTCAAAAAACTTAAAAAGAAAAAAACATGGCAAACAACGTAATTATCTTAGGTAAGAGTGGCACCGGTAAGTCCAGCTCAATCAAGACTTTAGACCCTAAAGAAACTATGGTGATTAATGTATTAAAGAAGCGGCTTCCCTTTAAAGGTTCTCAGTCTTTGTATAATACAGAAAACAAAAATCTTCTTAGTATAGATGAGTACAATCAAATTATTGATATGCTCAAGTATATTAATGAAAAGATGCCTAACATTAAGACTATTATTCTTGATGATGTAATCTACGTCATGCGTAAAGAATACTTTAAACGAGCTAAAGAAAATGGGTATGGTAAAACTGCTTAATTTTTAATTAAGCCTGCTGTTTATATCAAAAATAATTTGTAGCTTTGCAACATAAAAATATGTTGCTATGAGTAAGTTTATAAAAGAAAAATATGCAGTTCTAAATGAACAGATTCCCAAACTTATTAGTGAGGGTAAAACAGTTAGAGAAATGGCTAGTATTTTAAATGTATCTAAATCAGCAATAGATAGAAGATGCAGAGCATTAAATATTAGTGTTCCTAATCATCACAATTCCTTAAAGTTTAACAATACTGTATTTGATAGTATTGATACAGAAGAAAAAGCATATTGGTTAGGCTTTTTGTATGCTGATGGAAATGTTCATAGTAAATCTAATATTGTATCAATATCTTTAAAGAGAGAAGATAGAGAACATTTAGTAAAATTTAGAAACTTTCTTGGGGCACAGGCAAACATTACAGATAGTTCTATATTCATAAATAATAAAGAATATAAAATATCTAAATTTTCTGTATGTAATAAGCATTTAAAGGAAATTCTAATAAATTTAGGATGTGTTCCTAAAAAATCATTAATACTTACTTTCCCAAATCTAGATATATTTAAGGAAGAGGGGTTAGTATATGATTTTATTAGAGGATATGTAGATGGAGATGGGTGTCTTACATTTTCTAAAAACGGAAGATTAAATCTTAGTATATTAGGAACAAAAGAATTTTTAGAAGGAATATGCAAAGCATTTCCTAATAAGTTTTCATCAATATTTAAAGCAAAAAGAATAAAAACAAATGTTTGGACAATATCTAATTGCGGAAACAATGCAGATGATGTTACATATAAACTATATTCAAAAGCTACAATTTATTTAGATAGAAAATATGACAGATTTGCCGTCTTAAATCGTAAGGTTTAAGATTATTACAGGGCAAAAACGGTGAAAGCTGAAATGCTAATACCGTGCTAACCAATTAAATTACGAAAGGTTAATTGGTAGTGTAGAGCATAGGAGGTGAATAAATATAATCCTCCCACGAGTGTCCTGCCCCTTAATAATAAGGGTGAAAATATATGCCGAGCTTACAAGAATTAAAATTGTAAGAACATAAGGATAAAAAGCCTTATGGATAACAAAACTGAAATATACTGAATTAGCTCAGCATTTCCAACAGATGATTCAAACTTGTGAGAATCTGCGTGATGATATTAATGTATTCTTTATTCTTCATAGTGAAGATATTCAGTCAGATAAGATTACTGTTGGTTATAAAGTCAGTACTATTGGCAGTCTGATTGATAATCAGTACAATCCCGTAGAAGTGGTTCCTATGGTACTTTATAGTGCTATTAAATATGATGATAAAGGAGTTGCCTCTTATGGATTCTATACTCACCGTACTATGGAAGGTGGTGTAGAAATTCCTGCCAAGTCTCCTGCTGATATGTTTGAGGAAGACTTTATTCCCAATGACTTGGCTTATGTTACCAAGAAAATGAATGAATATTATAACTAACCTTTTAAAAATTTAAATTTATGCAAAACAAAGAATTTACTTCCCGTGAGAAAGGAATGATTAAAAACACTGCTAAAGCAGTTTATCCTTTGTATGAGAAACTTCTCAAACTTGAAGCACAGAGTCAAAAACTCCAATTGGAAATTGAGACACAGCGTAACCTTATTAATAAATGGGAAGCTGGTGTTATGGATTTGACTGGAGGTTATAAAAGTACTGAACTTGTCAAGAAAGAAATGATTACTGTAGGTGAAGGTGAGAAGGCTATTCGTAAAGCTAACTATACTTTCACTATGGTGATACTGTCATTCCTGTTGAGGATATTACTCCTGAGAATATTACTCCAGAATCTGTCAATCAGGAATCTTTTAACCCTGAAGTGATTGCTTCTAATCCTGTGAATCCTATCAACTAATTAAAACTAACTATATGTCTAAGAAACTTCGTGAAATGATTCGTGAGAATCAGAAACTTAACAACATTAACATTAAAATGTTTGCTGTAAAGAGCAAATCTACTGAAGAAATTGAAAACAAAGATAAAAACAATAAAAAAGAAGGTAAAATGAAGAATAACAAGAATCGTAAATTTAAATCAACTATTAATATGGCTTTAAGTGCAGGTAAACAAACTGTTGAAGGTGGTAGTTTCAAAATGTACACTGGTATTACTCCTATTGGATGTAAGTATGTCAATCCTACCAAAGACCAACTGACCAAGATTTTAGGTCGTGAGTGGACTAAAGACATGGTTTATACCAAGACTGATGACCAAGGTGTTCAGCAGGTAAATCTTATGTTCCCTATGGAAATTCACAACACTGTTAATGGTGAGGAAGTTAATCTTGTTGTTCTTCAGACTATTGCTCTGTGGAATGCTCCTCGTTTTAAGAGTGATGGCAGTAAATTCCAAGTTGTTGATAAGTGGGGCAACTTCTCTTGGGTTACTGAAGAGCAATTTAACAATCATATTACTCCTCTTAGCAGCACTGGCAAGAAGCTCAAGATTGATGCTACCTCTTGGCGTAAGGCTTATCGTGGTGAAGAGAATCTTATGAAGCTCTTGAAGCCTCGTCTGAATATTGATGATGCCTTTGAGTATAAGAACAATGAGTGGGTTCTTAGGGCTGATACTACTGGCTGTGAATGTCGCCTTGATAATATTGCTCAATATTTCACAGGTAATGTCTCTGAGATTCAGAATGCTCTGAATATGATGCCTGAGAATCAGGTTAAAGGTTTCCTCTATGTTGATGAGTATGAAGGTAAGCAGCGTCAAGCTATTGCCCGTGAATATGTCAATCTTGCTTCTAACAAGTATGGTGACTTGGAGAAGGAGATTGAGAATATCAACAACAATAAAGGCACCAATTTTACGTTATGTGAACTGCAAGAATATAAGGTGGAGAGTACTTCATTTGCTCCTAGTGCAACTCAAATGCCTCAGGCAAATAATCCTTTTGAACCTGCCTCCCCTTGGAATAACTAATAATTATGCTTAGTGCTGGTAGACAAACAACTATAGGTAAACATGGATTGTTGGAATTAACTAATGAGTGTTCATTGGCAGGATACTATTTAGGTATTACTAAATTACCTTGTCTTATCAATAGTCCTTTAAGAGTGGATAATCATCCATCATTCAGTATATATACTACTGATGGTCAAACTGTTTATTATAGAGATTTTGCTACTGGTGAAAGAGGTTCTTTCTTAGAACTGATGTCTAAGCTTTGGTGTATAAGTTATGATGATGTGATAGACAGGATATACAGAGATATAACTAAAAACAATTCAAATGTATCAATTACATTACTGAAATCCAATAATACTTCAATTTCAAAACTGTCTGACAGTAATACTATTCTTGAATGTAAAATTAGAGAATGGAGAGACTATGATATTGAGTATTGGAAAAGTTACGGAATTACATTGGATTGGTTAAAGTATGCTGATGTATATCCTATCTCTCACAAAATCATACTTAAAGATGGTAAAAGAATGGTATTTCCTGCTGATAAGTATGCCTATACTTATGTAGAGTTTAAGGAAGGTAAAGTTACCCATAAGTTCTATCAACCATTCAATAAAGATGGTTTCAAGTGGCAAAACAATCATGACAGAAGTGTGGTATCTTTATGGACTAAAGTGCCTGCTAATGGTTTGATGATTTGTGTATGTTCATCTTTAAAAGATGCCCTCTGTCTTTGGTGTAATACAGGTATACCATCTATAGCCATACAAGGTGAGGGTTATCCTCTTTCACAAACAGCTATTAATGAATTAAAAAGAAGATTTAAAAAGCAATTTATTCTGCTGGATAATGATGAGCCCGGCAGAAAAGATGCAAAGAAATTAACAGAATTAACAGGTTTTACTAACATAGAGATACCTCAATTTGAAGGGGGAAAAGATGTTAGTGACTATTACAAAGTATTTGGAAAAGAAAAATTTATAGAAACATTTAAAAATTTATTCAAATGGAAAGAACAATAACCGCTATTATTAGCAACAGCAACGACAAGAAAGTTTTCACTTCTAATGCCAACACTCTTGGTGAACTTAAAGCAGAGATGACTGCACAGGGAATTGACTATCGTGGTATGGACTTTATGGAAGGTCTTACTCATACACAGATGATAGATGATGCAGCTATTCTTCCTTCTAATGTTCAGTATAAAGGGCGGACTACCAATAATTTGGTATTTATGCTTTCTGCTACTAACAAGAATATCCGCAGTGGTGCATATACTCGCCAAGAATGCTATGTCAAAATCAAAGAGATGAATCTTCAGGACACTGTGAAGGCTATTGCTGGTGAGAATTTCACTCGAGTCAGCACTAATGTTCTTAATGACATTATTGCCAAGTGTGAGAAGAAATGTGAAGTTCCTACTGACCGTAAGGAACTCTATGAGTATATTAAGGCTAATAACCTTCAGGAGACTGTCAAAACAAAGTGTGGTAAGAACTTTACTCAGTGCTCTACTGAAGCTTTGATTAAGGTATGTAAAGGTGCTTCTAAGAAGAGCTGCAAGACTCCTTGCAACTGCAAGACTGCTGTTAAGAATACTTCCAAGAAAGTTGAAAGTCCTTATAGTAGTAAGGAACTTGATGCTATCATCAATGGTTTGAAGCGGAAGTAAATTTTATTGTTTAATTGAAGGGGGTTGATAGAAATGTCAATCCCCTTTATTTTTTATTATACTTTATGGAAACTGAAGCTTTGATTGAAACGAATGCACGTCAAGAAGTCTATGAAGTATTTAAAGAATATTTTGGTGAAGATAAAGTTGATTTACAGATAGGAGGTAAGCTTATAGTCTATTTCCCTACAGTAACTGTAACCAATGAAAATGATGAAAGCATTGTAATTACTGACCTATATGTTAAAGTAGTAATATCTTCAGAAGGATTGATTGAAGGTAATTTTGAAATGACTAGAGGTAGCTACACATTAAGTCAAGCTTATTCTAATTACCTTCATTCTCATGCTTTAGGTATTCCAGCGCCGAATAATTGGAGCAAAGTCTGTTTAGGTAGAGGTCCTCTTGTTCATACTATATCTGTCTTAACTACTGATTGTGACTTGGAAAGATGGGAATTATTCTGTTTTGAATTAGATAAGTATGTAACTGTAGAAAGTGAAGTGGGTATTCCCTACCATCATTTAAGACAAGTATCAAAATCTGCTTTTAAAGAATGGCCTGTTAAGCTAGGATATAGGGATGTAAGCCCTGCACATATGGTTTCTCCTTCAATTCTAAAGCCCTTTCTACCTTATTTAATTAATAAAGGAGTTCTTCAATTCACAGAGAGTTGTAATCGCTGGTACATTGCACAATCATTTACTGAATATATCTCTGCTTTAACAGGTACTTTGAAAGAGTATATTATTGAAAACAATCTTGACCCTCAAATATTTTTTACAAATGATATTCTAAAAAAGGGCTTATATAAAGATGGTAAATTTATTACTAGAATAATTAATACCAGAAATGTACTCCCTATTGATTTAGAAGGAAGAGTTGCTTGCACATTTAAAGGTCAGACGATAAGAGTTTCTTTAACTGATGATATTATAGAAGGAGATGATTCTAAAGATATTATAGTAAACCCTGATTTAGCCAATTTTATTCTTTATAAAATACTTAATGTTTTAAATTATGGAAGCATTGAAAGAAATGACGGCCCTTCAGCTCAAGAAGATGGAACAATCGTCATATAAAATGATTATAACCAAAGAACTGGAAAAGAAAATTAGATTTGTATGTTCTAAAGTCAGTCAAGTAGAATGGTCTGGAGTGTTGTTTTATACACATGAAGGAGAGTTTGATGATGGTTCTTTGACTATTATTGCTAAAGACATGATTGTCTTGGATATTGGTGATGGTACATCTACAGAGTTCAAGTGTTCTGACCCTGATGTTGTTACTTATATGGTAGACAATGAACTATTGGAGTGTGATATGGGGTTAGTCCATTCACATTGCACTTTTAATAGCTTCTTCAGTGGTCAAGATCAAGTCATGTTAGTTCAAGAAGGGACTGACAGAAATGTGTTTGTATCACTTATTGTCAATAATGCTGGCACATATACTGCTGGTATTACCAGAAAGA